CTCTATAGGTGTTGGAATTAATATAATTTGACCAACATTGACATGACTATCTGTTGGTTTTTTGTTTATAAAAGCTATGATGTACCACAAAGATGGATCTGAATAGTATTGACTTGCATATTTGTAAAATCTGTCACCACTTTTCCATGTCTCTTGAATCATTGTTATGTTATTCATTTGAGCGTTTGTTGGGTAATAAAGCTCCATTGATTCATATAGATTTATATTTTTTATATCTCTATTTTCCAACATTTCTTGGTAAACATCTTTGTCTATTTCTGCTAGTTTTCTTTTTGAATTTCTTGACATTTTTTTCTCTCTTAAATATTAGGGGCCACGCCGAATGTTGTTGTATCTTGGTTCAGAAATACCTAATGCGCTATCTTCTTGTCTTGACTGCATAGAAGCACCTTCTCCTATGCTCTGGTTTTGTTCTACATTACTTTCTCCTGAAGCATCTTGGAAATCTGCATCAAAAGATCTCGTCTGGTTTTCTAATGATTGCTCTAGTGGATCTGTGAAACCTCCTTCTCCTGAAGCAGTGACAACAAGGTTTCTGTCCATTCCGTATGGAAAAAAATCTACAGATTGATTGTCAGACTGATTTGATTCAAGATCCCATCCAAGTTTATGACTATGTAAAACTCTGTATGATATATTTAATTCTATCATTTTTGGATAAAAATTAATTTTATCTTTAAAAAAATGGTATCCTTCCAGCGGACCTATACTTACTAATTCTGATTCACTGTTTGGTTTTTCTACAAACATTCCTTGTTCTAGTTTTATGTTAACAGAAAATCCACCATCTATAAACCCATATAGCCCACCATTTGTATTGACATCTCTTATTAAATTTCCATATTTTAATGTTAAAATAGGAGGAGCCCTGATGTCTGTTATATTTGCTTTAAATAAAGTTCCAGTCTGATCTGATTTTGTGAATAGTTTAGATGATATTGCTGGGTATAAGAAGTTTGCAAGCAATCCCACGTTTCTTAAATTATCCCTTGCTTCTGCAAAGTTCCATGCAGGAATATCCCATGTTAGATTATATTTTCTTTTAGTGCTTTGATAGTTATAAATACCATCCATTCTGCCCCATACATCTTCTGATTCCCATGATGTTTCGTACTGGTCAGACATGCTTTTTAACATTGCTAAGAATTTTACAGATTTTGGTCTTTGCACTCCTGCTTGATCTGTATTTTCTTTTGCGGCCATATATCTAAATTCAAGAACAAGACCTTCATTTCTAGATCTGTCTAGATATGTCCTGTCTGAGTTTGATACTGGATTTCTTAATTTTGCTCTTGCCATAATTGTTATCCTTATTGAGTAGGCGAAATAGTCTTTCCTGCTGGTGTATTTGGCATGATTGTGTTATTTACTGATTTTGTTACGAATTTAGCAAGAACATGGTCGTCTATTTGCGCACTGAATGTCATTGGTTTTGACTCGGACGTTGCTTTCATTACATTCGCAAGTTCTTTTAATGCTTCTATTGTTTGTTTATCTGGTTTTATTGCAGCTATTTCTTTTATTTCTGTTTTAACAGATTCTAAAACTTTTGAAGAGTTTTCTGAAGACATTGCTAATGGTGTTACTACATTCCCAAGAGACTCCAAAAATGGTACGACTTGTGCATTAATCTTCATTTGTGATAGGGTTGGAAGATTTTCTTTTAGTGACTCCAATATTGTTTTACTATTATCTATAGCATCAGATGATATATTTCCGAATTTAGTAAAACTATCAACAACTTTTTCCAAGCCAGCAGACAATCCATCAAGTCTCTTTTCTGCATCTCCAAATTCTAACATGTCTTTTATCATGTTTACTCTTTTTTGTTCTTTTCCAATACCAGAGAAAGCTTCATCTACCGCTTCAACGCCCCATGCAAGTGCTTTTAATCCCAAAGATAGAATTGCTATAGACGCTGCTATTACAGCAACACCTCCTACTATAAATATAGCATTCGCTAATAAAGAGGCACCTAAAGCACCTAAAGCGTTAACAAGAGCTGTTCCTGCTGTTTTGACTACTCCAGCTATTGCTTCTATCATAGGACCTAATGCTTTTGCAACTTTCGGAAAGAAATCTTTAATTGCATTAATAAATTTACCACCAACTTCTTTTACGCTATCAATAATACCACTAGCGCCTTTACTAAAAACTTCTCTTATTTTTTTAATTATTTTACCTATAACGCCAACTGATTCTTCGCCATCTTTATTGAAAAACTCTTTAATTTTCTTAAAGAATGTCATAAATGCAAAAACTCCTAGGAGGATATGTGGTAAAATTCCGCCTAGAAAATCATTTAATTTTAAAAATGCAGACAATACACCATCAATAATAGATACTATTGGTGTTATTATAATAGCAAGGGCAGAAAAGATGCTATTCATTTTTTCTGTTATGTTCATAGTTGCTTCTGCTCTTTTTTTCGCTGCTTCTTCATCTACAGCTTGTTTCCCAAGAGAGCTTCTATATTCATCAATAGATTGTGTGAACATTTTTGTTGCTGTTGTCATATCGTTTATACCAGCAGCTCTTGCTATTGCTTGTTTTTCTTGTGCAGAAAGGCTTTCCCAAACTTTACCTGAAGCATGGAAAGCTTTTACCATTGCTTCTGCTCGTTCATTCTCCTTCATTTTCATCAATTCTATTGTATTTAAATATGGCCCACCAAGAACAGCATTTAATCTAGCAACTTTAGGAACTGCTTGATCAAAAGTATCAAAGCCTTCGACCACTGATAAAAGTTCACTTGTTGACATCTTTAGGGCTTTAGCTTGTACAACTAACTTTTTAAATACTTCTGTTGATTGTTCTCCCCATTTTGTTAGTTTAGGTGCTGCTTCGTTGAAGCCCTTGAATACTTGCTGTAGTGGTATGCCCAAATCATCAGCAAGTGCCATAGCTTCTCCTCTGAATTTATTAACAGAGTCAAAACTTTGATTTAGTGTATCCATCATAAAAGATGCTGTCTTTGAGAAATCTTGAAAAGATACGCCTAATCTGTCCATTACGAAAGCTGTTTCGGCTACTTGTGTTTTTGTATCTTCTGTCATCTTTGAGAATCCAGCAAATTCATTCAAGAAGACACCAATGGCCTGAGAAGATGTTTGGAACGATACTCCCAAATCTAAATTATTTCTTGATAAATCAAATATCATATCATTATAAACTTCACCAAGACCTGTTGCCTTTTCAAACGCATTTATCTGTTCATCCAAAGCTTTAACTGAAGATAGAATGCTTGCTCCTATCCCTGCAATTAAATTATTAAGCAAGTTTCCTGGGGAAAGGAGCGTCTTCATCACTTCTATTGTTTCGTTTATCTTTAATTGAAGTTTGGTCATTTTAACACCACCAGATTCAATTGTTTCAAACAATGAAGTGAAACCTGTTTTTGATAAATCTTTTATTTTTAAATAACTTCCTGCAACACCTAATATGTTATTTCTATATTTTTCAGAAAGATCTTTAAGCTTTAATAAGCTATCTTGTTCTTTTTTAAGGCTTTCGTTATTTGCTTTTGCCTTATTCTCAGCATCTTGTATCTCCTGTCTTAGTTGTTGTTGCCTTAAATCACTTACGCCTTTTTCTAATTCTTGTTTCTTTTCAAATATTTCTTTAGCAATCTTAAAACCTTCTTGTGTAAGTCTGATTTCTTCTTCAACTGCCTTTTTAAATACAGCTTCTGCTGTCCTTCCTAATCTTTCTAGAATCTCATTACCTTTAAACCCTTCTCTTGCAGCCTTCACCATATCATCTAACTTGCCAAAAGATTCAATCAAAACTTTTGCGTCATCTTTTAAATTATCGCCTATAGTTTTTAAAGATTCTTTTAGTTTAGCTATATCTAAACTTAATTTCTGAAAGTCTTGTGCATTTTGATCTATTGGTGATGGTGTGTTTGTTGGTGGTGGGTTTGCCATAAAATTTTCCTATATTTATGCAATATAAATAGCAAAAACCCCAGAAAATCTGGGGTTATTTTTTATTTTTGATTCATCTGGTCGTTTTTTCTTTGAACTCTATTGTTTATACAATCCCTATGAAAACTTCTTAATCCAATTGGTAAAGATAAAATTTCGTGCAACCTCCAATTGTGCTCGCATATCATTTCGTTGATTAGCTCATGTAATTTTCCATTATATTCATCAACAAAACTTATGCCGAGTATCCAATCTTGTCGCATGAAGAACGTTGAAAATGAACATATATCAGAAATACGTTCTTCAGGCATTAAGCCAAAATTGATTATAATTTTGGAAATAAAAAACGTGATGTAATTGGAGCTTCCATCTCATCTTCTAGTTCGCAATTAACACATTTCCATTCTTGTTCAAGAGAAAATACTGGTGATACCTTTTTGAGCTTCTTCTTGAAGTCCCAGATATCTGAAAGCTTGAGAGCGTCATGAACTTGTAGCTTTTGCTCTTTGGAAAGTTCTGCGTCATTTATCCTAACAACTATTTCTGCAAATAGTGTGGAGAAATCTATTGCCTTATTTGCCGCCGTCAACTTTTCAATTCTTGATGCTAAACTTTGAGTGCTAATTTTTGTAGCAACCCTAAGCCCAGAAGTGGGGAGAGTAAATTCGAAAATACCACCTCCTAGGTACTCAACCCCTTCTCTTTCTTCTTCTGGTAAATCAAAAAAACCAGCATTTTTTTTGCAGTCCAAGAGATCAAAGACATATTCATGCTTGTGAAAGCATGAAGGGCATGTTACTTCAACCTCATAGTCATTACCGAATGCAGATACTCTAGCTGCTAAAATGATAGCAGTTCTATCTGCATCAACAATCTCATCGAAATGAACAGGCTTCTTTAGTTCTTCATCTAATAACAGACTCTTAACGAAAGAAGTTAATGCAATACCAGATTTAAGATAATCCTTATTTGTAAGGATCTTCTCTTCTTTACCTGATACTTGTTTAATTTCAACATGAGTTTTACCATAAAGAGGATGTGAGTCTTTATAACACAGTCCTCTTGATGGCAATTCAACTAATTCTTCATAAACAGGCAAATCAAGTTGATGGTGTGAATCATCAACATTTGCTTCTACGGGCTCTCTTATCTCTTTCTCTGGTCTGACAGCTTTCTTTTCTGGTTTGAAAGCTGCCATTCCTAAAATTTCTTTAAATTTTTCTTGATTATTTCTATCTGACATTATTCCTCTTTAAGTTATTATACTCCGCTTATCTCTGCCCAGTCATACACAAGTGTCATTTCAATAGTGATAACTTCATTAGATTTATAGTCAAGGCTTCCGAAGTTTAATGCTGAGAACCATGCATTCTTAAGTGTCCATGTTTCTACTCCAGTTCCTGCATGATCTAACTGAGTTATTTTTACTTCTCCGATAGCTGTAGTGACAGCTTCTTTACTGACTGTCTGTAGTAAGTCAGGTGAAGATGGCCAAAAATAACCAGAATCTTTTAACTGTTTATATAGAGTTTTTGCCACATCTGGATTGATTGGATCATAGAAAGTCATGGAGATGTCCTGCCACTTTACACGTCCTGGATACTTGAAAGTATGATTCAAATAAGAAACTTCTGCCATTTCTACAGTTAGACTTGGCTTCTTAGCTGATGCTACAACGAATCTTGGAAGATCTCCGAAGTCAACTACGAAAGTGAATTGTCTTTTAGGCTGTGATTCTACTGCTGACCAAAATGCCATTTTTATATTTCCCCTTTAACTAATTAGCTAAGTTCTTCGAAATTTGCACCCTGTGGTGTAATAGAGAAGTCTAGACCAATGAATTCGATAGCTTTGCTTGGTTTGATAAAGATTTTTCCATAAGCAACGTTGTTGTCAATGTTGTCTGGAGTATTTGTTGAAGCATCAAATATGAGTTTGTAGTCTGAAATTCCGTTATCCACAAGAATTGTTCTTAGTATTGGATCTGCTTTTGCAACAAATCTATTCCATGTAACCTGTGCATTTGGATCGAAGATTATTGTGTATGCTACATCAGCAATCAACCTCTCTATATGAATCATTGCTCGTCTTACATTGATTCTGTTTAGAGCAGAAGTTGTAGAGAGTAGAGTTTTCTGTCCCCATACAACTATTCCAGCTGTTGAAATATTTGCAATAGAATTGACCTTTACTTCGTACAGCTTGTCTCTGTCTGATTCTCGTAGTCTTTTAACTAGAGAAACAACATTTAGACCAGAACTTCCATTAGATACGTTACCTCTTGAGAATCCTGCTGGTGCATAATATGGTGCTGCTACAGCGTCATTATACGCAAGTGTGCCTACTGCAATTACGCTAGGTGGAACAGGAATGATGTTGTTAGTTATTGTATCTCTAATGTTTGCCCATGTTGAATATGCTGCACCGTAAGATGTATTTAGATTTCTATCTTTCATAGAAGATACAGTAGTTGTTACTGCTATAGTTCTAGTTTCAAGGTTTGAAGAGTTTTCACTTCTTGGCAAGAAATCATTCTCACAATCTATGATTGCAATAGCATCACCTCTTTCTTCACAAACTGCTAGGAGTCTGTTTGTAAGAGTTGCATTTGTAACACCTGGAACAGATATTACGTTAAATTGTACATCTTCCCTATCTCTACAGATATCTATAGCTCTCTTAATTGTATTAAATTCATAAGAATTCTTATCTGTCTTATTTGCAGTCTCGGTGTTTCTAAATGGTTCTATTTCTCTAATATCTAGACCGTCAAAGCCACCATTCATAACAGTTGTGAAGTTATTGAAGCCTGCATTTAGTACAGACTGATAAGAGCCACCTGCTGTTATTGAAGTCCCTAGCACTCTTGAACCTGAGAGATATTGCCCTTCAGTTGTTGAAGAGCCTAAATATTTTACGTCATCTAGTGTAAAGTACCATGCATGTTCTGTTGCAGATGCGTCAGATGCAGCGAAAGAACTAACACCTGCTGCCAGACTTCTTACAACATCTTTTATTGATCTTGCGAATTTACCAGATGGAGTATCAGTATGCACACCAAAATAAGCATTTGATGGATTCGAAAGACTTCCAGTTGTAGTATCTGCTCTTAGTAGAGGTCTTGGGAAGATTACAGAACCAGTGAAATCACCAGTTCCGTTAGGCATCATATATACTGCTATATTTGAGTTACCAAGAGCCCCTGCAATTTGTGCGTTTCCTTTTACGAATGGTGCTGTTGATACAAGTGGAGACTTATATGTTCCAAATCCGCTTGAGCCAGATACGATTGCAAAAGATTTATAAGTAACTGGACCATATACGCCAAATGGTAATGACTGTGGCACTATAGCCTTACTTACAACCTTATCAGCAACTTCAACCCTAACATACTTAGATCTGTTGTCAAATACTCCAATGTCCTTGTTTAGTCGTGATGAATGATCGAATGCAGTGTATTTATCACCTATTTTTGCACAGATGTAGTTATCTGCGTCATCTGGGTTTAAATTACATCCTACGAACTGCTCAAGAACTTGTACGTTATCATCTGAATCATCAATTCTTCTGATAACAACATCAAATGTACCATATGGACTAAATTCAGAATTGTCTGATACTTTTATGTTTCTGATAGAAACCTTAATATTTGACTGATTCCATTCGCCACTGTCAAGAGCATGAAGTTTAAACAGCTTAGTCATGTTCTGTGGTTGGTAAGAACCTGTTGATTCGCCCACATTGAAATCTTGAGAGAAAAACCATCCAGTTTGTGAATTGGTAAATTCAGTTCTTCGATCGCAGTGTTCTTCTCCTGTTGCACTTGTATTGTGCTTTAATGCTAAAATGCATCCTACCCATTTAGTAGACGCTCTTAGAGGATCAAGTTCACTTGCTGCGTTTATATGGTCTTCAAAAGATTCGCCAAGGAAATATTTCTTTCTATCTGCAGATACATACAGAGATGAATTAAGTAGAGTTGGATTTGTACTAAATACTTTTCTTACAAACTTATCACTAGCCCTATCAAAATCAAATCTAGTATTTTCTATTTCTGTACCACTACCATCTTTTAGGATTATACGAAACTGTTTGTTTGCATCTGATTCAAACATGCCTGAACTACCCATGCCAGTTGTTGTTGCTAGGTTCTTAGATGCATAAATATTCCCTGTTAATTCAAGAGAACCTTCTGTAAGATACCAAACAGCAGCAAGAGTTCCTGTACACTGAGAGGAACCTGATGGGAATACAAATAAACCATAAGCTCCACCAGTTGTTTGTGTTGCAGATACAGCCCCTACTTTCCAACCAGCCTCTCCTGAGTTAGCTGTTGCTTCTGAATGTTCAGTTCCGAGAAGTCTAACGAAAGTAAATGAATTAGACGATCTTAGGGCCGCTTGTGCAGCATATACGCCATATGTTGGTCCAACAATAACATTCTCTCTCCAGATATCACCATTTACAGTCTGTGCTGTTGGTTCTCCGAATGTTTCTACGAATTCAGAAAAAGATGATACTTTTACTGGCTTCATTGCAGGGCCTCTATTTGCTCTGCCTATAACTAATGTTCCTATATCTCCACCTACTGCGGTGAGTTGTGAATTGTCAATCTCTGCGATCTTTACGCTTGGAGATACAAATTTGAATTTTTTAACGGTCATTTATTTTTTACTCCCAAACTCAAATTAATTAGTTAATATAATTATTGAATCAAAAAATATATATTAAAATTAAGATATAGTTCCTTTAAATATACCATATCTGGCTTGTCCGTTTATAGAAGAAAACCCACCACATAAATATATATTACCTTCATCTATCAATATGTTGTATATTTGAAAATCAGAATCGTATTTATAAGTATTATCAAGTTGCATTGTCGTAGTGTTGTATGCAATAAAATTGCTTCTTGTCTTTCCTGTATTTGAATAACTAAAATCACCAACTACAAATATATCATTTCCGTAAAGTAAAGCATTTCTACTACCATTTCCAGAGGTATATGTATTTATTATATTTGGCAGTCCAGTTGTAAGATCTGTTTGGCATATAGTTTTTACAGAACTACCATTAAGTGTGGTATAATTTCCACCTACATAAACATAAGAACCAGATATCAATAAAGGTCTTGCGGAAACTGATGCATTTGGATTCCAAGTTGCTAAAGAAAATGATGGCAAAGAGAATGCAGATAATCTATTTCTTGTTATCCCTCCTGCTGTTGTAAATGTCCCTCCGACATAATATGTAGAACCGTCTACTATTCCAGCCAATACAAGTCCGTTCATGTTTGGATTTGCAGCTTGCAAAGCCCCTGTTGTTTTATTCACAGATGCAATTCTGTTTCTCGTAGATCCTGAAACGGCTGTAAAACTTCCTGCTACGAAGACATCATCTCCATATACGGAAATTGAATTAATTAAATTATTTGCATCTGGATTCCATGGGAGCAACTGTCCTGTTTCTGTATTGAATGCAGCTAAATTGTTTCTGATAGAACCTGATACAGATGAAAATCTACCTCCGACATACATAGTTGTCCCTGATAGCGTTATAGCATTTACGTTACATATACCAGATGTTATAGTTATATCAGGATTTAGAGATAATAGTTTGCCAGTATATTTATTTATGGCTGCTAATCTATTTCTTTTCTCTCCATTTACATAAGTAAAAGAACCTCCTAAATAAAGAGTTGATCCAGATATGGCCATAGTAATAGGTATTACATTATTACTGTTATTAAAATCGTCTATTTTTGCATCAAATATAACAATTGGATTTTGCTCGATATTAATCTTAAATTTAGAAGGGTTTGCTATATATTCTTCAATACTTCCCTTTAAAAC